GGGGGTGTAAAAGATATTGGTGTTGGTATAGAGATCAGGGGCAATGTAGGCTACTAATGCATCTACTACGGGCAAGTAAATTGTGTTTGTGTTGGTGTATAGCGCCGGAGTCAGCGTTACAGTCCCACGGGTAATCGTTGGGGTGTAGAACGTGTTGGCGTTGGTGTACAGCGCAGGGGTGAGCGTGTTCTTAGCAGCTATTGCCTGCGTATAGAAAGTATTGGTATTGGTGTATAGCGCAGGGGTGAGCGTTACGGTTCCACGGAGAATCGTGGGCGTATAGAAAGTATTAGCGTTGGTATAAAGCGCGGGCGTGAGCGTTATAGCCCCACGGATAATCGTGGGCGTATAGAAAGTATTAGTATTTGTATAGAGCGCTGGAGTAAGCGCGTAAGTAGCCTTTACCAGCGGGGTGTAGAAAGTATTAGTATTTGTATAGAGCGCTGGAGTAAGCGCGTAAGTAGCCTTTACGGAAGGGGTCGCCCCTAACCCCCATGCCCCTTCTCCCCAAGAGCCGCTGCCCCATTCTTGGTAGAAAGCATTCCCGTTTATGTAAAGGGCAGGCGTGAGCGTTACAGCCCCGCGTAGAACGGTGGCGCTGTAGAACGTATTAGTATTTGTATAGAGCGCTGGGGTTATCGCTCTGGTCGCAGTTACCGTCTGCGTGTAAAACGTGTTGCTGTTGGTATAAAGCGCAGGGATAAGCGTGTTACGGTAAGTAACAGCCTGCGTGTAGAACGTATTGGTATTTGTGTACAGCGCAGGGGTCAGCGCATACGTCGCAGTTACCGTCTGCGTATAGAACGTGTTGGTATTTGTATAAAGCGCAGGATCAAGGTTCTGCGTTCCACCGCCCGCCGCTACTTCAAATGCGTCGTTCTGAAACGCATTACTTTGGAAAGCAGCAGCCACGGTTTACCTCTACCGCTTGGTAAGCGTTACATGCAGATCGGATGCCACATTGGTGTAGTGCTTCAACGCAAAAGCCTGAGCTTCCTGCGCCCTCAAGCCCCACTCTTCGGACAGGGCAAAGCCGTACCCAAAGTCAAAGTCGCACTTGATGTCATACAAGCCGTGCGTCAGCTTGTTATCTTCCCGCCACTTCTTGTTGAAGTACAGAAACGACTCGGCAAACACCGGGGGCCATGCGTGCGTAAAGTCCTGCGCCGCCCTGACGGAGCCGCCAAAAGGAACAACTATAGAGGCTTTTGCCCCCTTCTTCATAATTCTATGTAGCTCTTCCATGAACATTGGCCGGTCGGGGCCAGGGATATGCTCAAAGAAATGGTTGCACACCACCTCATCAATCGTGTTGTCTTTCCACGGCCAGTTGGGTTTCATCAGGTCAACGAGCTTGTCGGTACTGGCGGTCTTGTACTTATCGACGCCAATAAACCCCTCGGTCTTGCGATCACCGCAAGCAAGGTCAAGTCGGATCAACGGTTTTGCTTTAACTACCATATTGTGTCAGGCTGACCAAACTTGCCTTCGTAATCATAATGTCCTACTCGGACGGAGCAATCAATTGCCGCTTTGTGCCCGTTTTGGAATGCGTTCTGCCAGAAATACAGGTCTTGCGTTGCCACACCACCGGCATCTGCCTGCGTCTTGAACCAAGGCTTGCGTAGCTTTTTGTCCTTGAACATCTCCAGCCGGAACAGGTTAAAACCCATCCCCGTGCCTACGCACTCTACCAGACCGCCCTGCGGATCAGGCGGCAAGGGCTTGAAGTTCAGCGGCTCTTTTGGGTTGCCCCAAATCTGAGGTTGCCCGCCTTCGCCCTTTGTCCAGTAAAGACCGCCAATGCAGTCGTACTCAGGATGAGCTTCTGCTGCTTGCAGTAACCGCAAGTGCCCGTCAGCCGGGGGCAGGTTGTCATGCTCCATTGTCAGCACGTACTTGAACTTGGACAACTCAGGATGCTCAAGAATCATCTCGATGCACCGGCTGTAAGCCTCGCCAACTTCCTGCCCCAGAGCCCACAACACTACCCGCTTCTGATTGGGCGGGCTGTACAGGTTCATGAAACTTGCTGCCACTTTTGTGGGCAACGTCCCCAGCGCGGGGATCACAATAATTGTTGACAGGTCTTTGTAAGCGGCGGATTTCTCCAGCCGTTTGACCGACAGAGCTAGGTCTTTGTTGTGATACCCAGCGTCAAAAGTTGTGACAATCTGCGGCTCAATCACGCAGGCACCTCTGCCATGTCGATGATGTACACGGTTGCAGGCATGGGCTCACCTTGCTTGATTGCGTAAACAAGCGTCCCGCCAGCAGTCCCAAGCACAAGATAGCTGGCCCCGTACAGAACAACTACCGTTCCAGTGTCACCGATAGCCATGTTATGCGTCCAGTTGGATGTAGGGTCTGATGTTACTCACGATACTCCGCTGGGAAACACCAAACGAAGTGGGCGGCGACGCTGAAGTGGCGGAGAAGATAAAACCGTTGTAATTAGGGACGATTGTGCTGTTGCTGACCGAAACGCCGTTTGGAGCAAGTCTACCGAAAGAGGCGTTGGTCATGTTGTTAAGCACGATATACGACATCCGCAAAGCGCCAGTATTACCGACCGATGCCGTGCTCTGCTTCATCATGAAGTAATACTCGCCGCCTTCAGAAAGCAGGGTTGCCATAGGCATGGCAAAGATTCGCTGCCCGGTCCAGGCTGATGTGCTGCCCGTACCGGCACTTGCATACGTAGTGCTATTAGTTCCTTGGCTGATGGTGTAACCACCAGAAGCGTTTGACGAGTAAGACGCAATGATTGCAATACTGGAAGACTGCATCAGGCCAATTTGCGTGCTGCTCGCACCCGTCCCCAGGGAATACCAAGCGTACTGAATGGTCTGGCTGACGGCGTGGCTGTTGGCGCTGGTGGCGTTGTTTAACGACACAAACATATTGACGGCTGTCATCGAAACGTTCATCGACGGCTTAACAGGCAAGAAATACAGCGTGTTCTGACCAAACGACGAGTAAGCCGTGCCCACCAGCATATTGGGCTCCATGAAACTTGCAGTAACTCCACCGCCACCACCAGCAGCCGCAGAGAAAACAAGTTTGGAGTTCGCCGTGTCCGCGCTCAGGGTGACGTTGTTGCCGCCAACAAAATGAACATCAGAGCCGCTAATCTGAGAACTGCCAAGCGTGTTGCCCGACAGGTTGTAAACCATCTTGTGGCCGCTGTTCCAATCACTGGGACGTACCAGTGACGTAGCGGTGCCGTCAGCTACTGTCTGGGTGTAGAAGTGCTGAATAGACATGGTTTACACAAAAGGAGGTGTCAAGTTAGTCGTACCAAACTTATTTGTCTGGTAGAAAAAGTCCGTACCGATTAGGAAAATTGGGTCTGGGAATGTATCCCCCACGTTCCCGCCATCCCTAAATATCCGGGTAAGAAACTTCATGTTTGGCTGCACCAACGAGCCGGGGAACCTATCTGCGTAGTTGTTGAACTGAATGTAGTGCTGGTACGGCGTGCCGTTGGCTTGCGATGAGTTGATGTAAATAGTCTGCGAAGCTCCGAAGACCGTACCCGTTGCTGGACCATAAGCAAAAGCGTACGTAAACTCAACACCAAACCGCACGTTACCTGTAGCAGCGCTATTCCCAGGGCTCCAGTGAAGACCTAAATACAGGTCCGTACCCGTTGCCCAGTTAAACGGAACGTCAAAGGTAATGTAAGCCTGAGACAACTGCCCGCTGGGGTACTCCCATTCATACAGGTTGTCTCGGAAATTCTCCCAAGACGGGGCGTTGGCCGTACCTTCACGAACTTCCGGCGCACCTGAAAACTGGGACCATGACAGATCAGTCCGCGCCGCAAGGTCGGCAAAATTGCCGTCAAGCTCTGAGTAAGATAACGCAGAGCCCTTAACGTCGCGGTAGACGATTGGCATGGTTTATACCGCTTAAAGGGCGAAGATACCCGAAGCGTTCCACGTAATCGTAATATCACCGCCGTTTGGCGTAACCGGCAGACCAGTAACAGAGGTATCCAGATAAGCCACAAGCGGGCTGGTGGCAGACGAACCGGTATCGACATAGATAACCAGCGCCTCGACCGAGTTGCCAGTCACAGCGGTATAGGTAACGTCGCCGCCGTCAAAGACACCGTTGGTCACCGCCTTGGTAGCACCAATCGTCCCGGCAGTACCAACAACGCCAGTTAGCGAAGTCAAGAACTGATGGGCGGCGCTGTAGGTGTACACGCCGGTATCAACGAGGGCAACCTTCACCGTGCCCGAAAGCAGGTTGGTGTTGGTAGCCGCGCCAAGGATGGTTTCCTTGTACTTGGGGTAAATTGCGTTTGCCATTTGTAGCTCCTTAAGCGATGCGAATCAGCGCGTCTGCCGCCGTGTTGGCGGGCATCTGGACAGTAAATGTACCAGCGGTCGCGGTCTTATCAGACCCGAAATCTAGTACGGCGATAGACTTGTTGGATTTGCTGCTGTTATAGATCAGCGCACCGCGAGCCGTGATGGTGGCAGAAGTCCACGAAGTATCAGCAAAATCAACGTAGGCGGTCGTGCCGGAGGTAGAAATGGTGGGGCTTGCCAGCGTGTTCCCGCCAGCCGTGTACCCCGTACCAACAACTTCACCCGCGACGGGATACGCCGTGGTCGCCGCGCTCAGACTAGCCGCGCTGGTGTACAAGGCAATCTTGATAACGTCCGTGTCCAAGTCTTGAACCCCACCGAGAATCTCGGCTTTGAAACTTGTACACATTGCTTGGGAGATAGCCATCAGATTACCTTAGTTCTAAGCTGCCCACTGCGGTATGCGTCTTGTCGTTGCTTACCATCGCCAAGATTCTTGAGGAGCGTAAGCGATTGCTGATACTCATCATTGTACATAGCAACGATGTCCTGCTCTGCCTTCATGAACCGAGCAGCTTCAACCATGACCGCGTTAAACAGAGCGGAGTCAAAGTTATCACCCAGCCAGGAAGTGCCCGCAGTAACGATGCTCTGCGGGTAGTAGAAGTAATGCAGTTCTGCACTCAGGCTGGCACTCGGGGTCGGGCCTAGCAGGAAGGTCAGTTCGTTGGGATCGCCGCTATTCGGGCCGAAGATGGCGTAGTACTTAGGCGTCCCAGTGCTGGCGGGTGATGGATAAGCCTCGCGGATGAAGTTGACATCCTTGTTCAGCAAGTACGTGTAAGCACCCAGCGCGTCAATGACAGCGATGCTGAAGACTGAGAGAAAGTCAGTCGGCGCAGAGAGGTATGAATTACCTGAAGTCAAACTGCCGGTCACGTTCTTACGCAATGCCGGAAGCTGAACAGAGTTATAAATCTTCTGCTCGGCAATCTCCGTCATCTGCGCAAAATCCACACTGGAGAACGTATTCTCCGTGTAGTCTTCAACAGCAGTTTGAAGTTCAGCGTAATTCATAGCTTAGGCCATCGGACCACGGCACATCTTGCCTTTGGTAGCAGCGCCAGCGCCTCGCATCTGAATGCCGGAGGTCTTAGCGCCAGGAGGCTTGTTGGCTGCAACATTGCCAACCACCATGCAGCTTTCGTCCTTCAGCGTTTCGGTATCGCTGCCATCGTAGCCGTTGCCCATCGGCTTCTTGTAGGGCTTGGGTTTGCGGTATTCCATGATTAACCCGTCTTTTGGTTAGCGGCACGGGACAGATTGCGACCCATCTTCATGCGGTCTTCCGAAGTAGGCCCACCCTTTTTGAAGGTAGGCGTCTTGCCAGGGTGCATCTTGGCTTCGTGCTTGCCAACGGCAGCTTGAGGCGTCATCTTCTTCATATCAACTCCTTACGCGGTAGTTACCACAATGGTACCAACATATCCAGTCGCTACCAAGTCATTTGGCGTCAGACCGTTATCAAAGTTACTGGCCCCGCCAACCGGGTTCCATCCCCACTGGAATACACGACTGCCGCCGCCGATTGAATCGTCAGCAGTTACACCAGAGGCGTAGTAAGCGTTGAAGTCTGGACGAGGATCGCGCACTGCCTGCGGGTCACTGATTGGGTACATACCCAATTGCAACTGCGGTTGATCCGGCTCCCAGCACTCATTACAGACTTTGATCGCAACCTGCTTCGTCTTGATGATGAGCTTTTTCAGGTCTTTGAGCTTTACACGGATACCGCAGCGGTCGCATTCTGCAATCGCCTTTTTGCCTGCGGTAAACCTATTTGCCATGATTAGCTAATGAACTGCTGACGAGGGACAAAACGTACTGCCGCTTTTTCGCGGTCTTCCGTTGAGGCAGCGTCCCAAGATTCGTCATATTGAGCCTTGAGCATCTCCATGCGTGTCGTAGCACCGGGAATCTTCATGGACAGGTAATACGCCAATCCCGCCACCATGCAGGGGATAAACCGGAACGGCACATCCATCGTGTTCACACCGCCACCAGCATCCTGAATCCGGCGCAAACGCCAGTAAATAAACTGATAAGGGATCGAGCCATCAGGAGTCGGCCAAACCGTGATCGTCGGCGTAGGCGTCTGGCGGTTGATGTAAACCTGAATCGGCCTAGCTTGCGTCAGCTTGTTGGGGATGGAGGAGTACGTAGAAACGCTGATTCGCGTGATGGTCAGGTCCGCTTGCGTAGAGACATTGCCTGCCCCCGTGCGGATAACGTGCTCCATCAGGTCTACCGTGTCATCCGGGAGATTGTACGTCGCGCTACCCTGTACCAGAGGTATAGAACCCTGCTCCACGGTCCAAAGATTAATCCCCCGGTTAGCCCAATCAGCAAACAGAAGATTAAGGCTACGTCGCGCAGTACGGAGATCATAGCCAGTCCTAAGTTCAGCACCGCAACGCTCGAAGGCTTCCTCGACAAGTTCAGACAAGTCAAGGTTGAACACGGAGGTGCCAGAAGTTGCCATGATTTACTTTGCTGTCAGCGCAGATCGTTTAAAGGCTTTAGCCGTGGGCGCACCCTTTGTCCCGGGCTTACGCATTTTCTCACCAGAACCTTTGGCGATACGCTGCTGCTTGGCGTGAATGTTTGCGTAGAGCCCGACTGCGCCGCCAGTTTTATATTCATCAGCGTCAAGATCATTTTGCACGCCAGCTACGTTCTTTGCAGCTTCATCAACTGTTTCGCCAGCATTTACACGTTTAACAATCTTATTCAGCACGTTGATGTTTAAGTCATCAAGCCCGTACTTTTTGGCGGCAGCAACAAACACATCTCCGTTCATTCGAGCCGCAGGGTAAGCAACTGACCCACCCCTTTTGTACAGGCTGACAGGCTCGTCCCCGTCCCGCTTCTTGATCGTGCGGGGCTGCTTCGCGGGATTGATGCACCCCATGCCACGGGCCGGGCGCATAGTTACACCATCCTACCTTTAGTCTTGCCGCGTTGGGCGCAGCCGTCAATCATGCCGCCCTTGGCAAACTTAGCGCATCCACCCTTAGCCATCGGCTTAGGCTTCTTCTTAAAGTCTTCCGGCATCAAGTCACGCGGAGCCTTCTTGCCCTTAATTTTGTCGGCAGTGAAGATTTCTGCGTCAGGATCAAACTTTTTCTTAGGCTTAGCAACTTCCGGGTCCATCGGAGGCTGGCCCATCTCTTTGGTGTAAATACCACCATCAGCAAACTTCTTCACTTTGCCACCTCGCCGATACATCGTTACGGGTTCTTGCGTGTTCATCACTTCGCCAAGCGGTTCTTGCCGTGCGCCAATATTAACGGAGTTGTCGTTAACAGGCTGGCTAGCGAAAGGATAGGTATTTGGGGGGACCATGCCCCCCTCCATAAACCGCTTGGTCTTAACCATTAGATGATCTTCCCTTTGGTCTTGCCCTTGAGTTCGCAGCCGCCGCCTTTGGCAAAGGTCTTGACAGAACCACCTTTTTTCATCGTGGCAGGTGTCCCAAAGCTAGGGGCACGGCTAAGCCCACTGGGCATTCCAGAAGCAGCGCTATACCCTGGTGGGGTTGATTGCAATGGTGTGCTGGTAAGCGGTCGGGGTTGTGAAACAGGATTTTGTGCTGCGGGCCTTTGCCCAGCAGGGAGTACTTGTTGCGGCCGATTAGCTTGAGCCAACATTGTTGAGCCGGGCCTTACCTGCTCTTGCGCCTTGGCACCTTGCATCATTTGTGCAAAACCTCGGGGATTTGCGGCAATAGCTCTTGGGTCCAAGCCGCCTTGCGGCTTTGCGCCGCCATACTGCGGCGCTTTACCCATACTGTAATTTGCAGGGTTGCCCACATTTCCAAATTGGCCTGTAGCCATTTGCGGCTTCGGAGCCATACCAACGGCGGGCGTCATACCACCCATTGCCATCTTCACAACCTTGCCTTTGGTCTTGCCTTTAAGCTCACAGCCGCCACCCGCAGCGTACTTGCTAGGCTTTTCCATACCGGACTTGCCGTGGATGCCTTCAGCTTTTTCGCCCTTCTTATACATGGCGGGGCTCTTGGCCTTGACCTTCATTTCCTTGGCTTCTTCAGCCTTGGTTTCTTTGCCCATGAAGGGCGGGAATTTCTTAGCCATATCACCACCTTTTGCAAATTTGCGGCCTTTGTCGGCCTTAAGGAAATCAGCGCCTACACGCTGCGGGATTCCAGCCTTCTTTGCAAAGGCGGGGTTGTTGGCAACTGCTGCCATCAAGTTATGTTGCTTCTTGGAAGAACTAGGCATGACGCTCACGCATATTGTCTAACTTCTTCTCAATCTGGTCAAAGCGGTCAAACAACTGCTTCATGTCTTGACGGAACTCTGTACGGGTAATGTGATCACGCGCAATCTCTTCCCGAGTCCGGTTGACCAGAATACTTAGCCGGTTAAGTTCGGCAAACTTGTCTTTAACGACAAAAGCCATGATACCAAGCAGTGCGCTTAGGATAGCGTTCCAGACAATCATGTCCATGACTTAGCACTTCCACGCACGCAGGGATTTATTGATACGGCTGTTGGGGTCTTTGGCCGTCTTCTCACTGGTGAGCTTGGCTTTCATCCCAGACATACGGGCGCAGAACGATTCTTTGCGCGAGCCGCCTTCAGGCTGCGGAGCCTTTAGCCCAGGCTTCCCCGGATTGGCTTTGTTGTAAGAGGCGCGGCCTTTGGCATTCAAGCCGCCGGCTTCCGCTTTGCCTTCTTTCCGCGTCCAAGCTGGTGTCTTAGCCATGATTATGCCGTAATTGCCTGCAATTCGGTGTTGGTTAATCGGCGGGGATAGTAGGTGATGCGTCTGATGTAAGTATTGGCAGCAGGTTGGAACCCAACCGCACCTCCCAACGACAGCGCCGTTATTGTAGGTATTGAACCAGATGTATCCGCAATACCGAGAGACCCATCGCTTGCTGCTTGAAAGTCATTGGCTGCATACCGGCCTGCCACTTTGTATAAGGAATTGGCTGATTTAGCAGAACCAGGCGAAATGTCGGCTTGAGCTACGCCACCAACTCGGACACCAAACCGCATTGAGCCGGAGGGGGCCCCCCATAGAATGCCAATTTGATCGTTATTTGGATTTGAGCCAACTAACGCCGACATATACGGGAATGTCGATGCTGCACCCCCCACCAAAGTACCTTCCGCATACAACGTCCCCTCCGTCGCGTTATACCAAGGCGACAGCGTATTCACTGAAGCCACATCGACTGCACGGGTCAGGGCGGTGGTGGTGGTGGGGATGTAGGAGGTAGGGAATGCCCCGGCCTCAAATTGAGCGCCCCAGACATAGGCAGTTGTTCCTGTTTGAGCAGTGCCAATCAATCCACCAATTCTCATGTCCCACGCGGTATTGTTACCGCTTTCTATTACGCAAGTGATACGAAACCAACCATTTCCACAGTTTTGTGCAGAGAAGACACCCGCGCCATTTACTCCAGAAAATGTCGCACTTGAGAAAATAAAATCAGCGTAAGTGTCAACTGATGTGCCGCCACTAAAGAATAAACGGAAATTCAATCCGTTAATAGTTCCAACCTTGACAAAAACAGAAGCAGCATATGTAGTCGATACAACTGCTGTCCCAAGCTGTTGCACTCTGTTAGGACCAAGTGATGGCGTAGTTAACAGATCGGCAGTTAGCGTCCCTGCCGGTGAGGTCAGTTGGTTTGTAGTGATCGTCGCTGTACCAGCCACTGTCCAAGTTGTCGCAAAGTCTTCGCTTTGCAGTACCAAATTCGTCCTACTCTCTTCAATCAGCAGCCCTTGAGCCGCTAGCGTGGAGGGGTTGTAATCAAAGCGGGGGATGTTGGTAGACGCAGTGGTCAAAACCCCTGCCGCATTGAAGTACGTCGCTACCGTGCTGGCGCGGGTAAAGGTGATGATGTCGCCGAAAGTTTTAGATACGAGGCCCACGTTGGTCTCCCAAATGGTGTAGTCAGCCGCTACTTGATATTGCGGGGTGATGAAATTGGTTTCCAGCGTGTACCCATTAGGGTCGCTTGTGTTGGTTACCGTTCCTGCAAACGACAAGTCAAGCGTAGGGCCTGTCTGACCAAACGGGTTATTCCCGCCCCCGCCGTAAGTGGCAAGAGAAGGAAGGGCAAAAGCAAACCCAAAGGACATTAGAAAATCCTGACAAGGTTGGTTGCTGACGTACCGTTAAGCCATACCCTAAGCACTTGCACCGGCAGCACAACACCACCGGGAACCGCCGCAAACACAATATCCGTACCCTGCGCGGTAGTCACCTTGACGTTACCAGCCGTACCAACCCAAACCACCGAGGGGGTAGCAAAGTTAACGGAGTCGCTGGGCGTGATAGCTGCCGCGTCCCCCGGATACATTGGGAACGTGGGCGAATAATTAGTCTTTGCCATTTGGCACTCCTAAAAGAAGGGGGCCGAAGCCCCCGCGACTAATTAAGCGGACGTAGGTGCCATCGCGCCATCAGAGTTGCGGACCACATACGCAATGATCACAGTCACAGCGCCGGTCAAGGAAGTGCCGGTAGCAGTAAAGGTAATCTCTGCATCGGTCGCGCCAACATTGGCAGCAATCGGAGTGAACGTGGCACTGTTGGTAACAACGATGGTGCCCGCAGCCGTGATGGTCGAGGCGGTGTTCACATCAACGCCAGCGATGGTGAGCTTGAGCGTGGTGGCCGAAGCAAACAGCGTGGTCGTCAGGAACTGGACCGAGGTGATCATGGCACCAGCGGGGATGAAACCCAGCGAGCCAGTCAGGCTAGCCACTTGAGCGGCGGTCAGGTTATCCGTCTGGGCAACGATAGTCGCGCCAGTATTGCGGACGGTGCCAGCGGTGGTGCCGGTGGTGTCCTTAACGGTGCCAAGCAGCCAGGGGCCGAGATGAGTAGCGAATCCCATGATATATCCTCAGATTGAGCCCGCCATCCTTGAGGGGAGGTCTGCCAAGTCAGTTGGCGAGCTAGATGTTCTTGGTTTCAGGTTTATACCATGTGGCGTTGGGGTATGCAAGGGTTTGCGTAACGGAAAGCCCAATCTTTTCTTGGGCCTTTTGAAAGAGGTTTACCAGACTTAAGCGCTCTGTTTAGGGTTGGCATAAGAAGCCCAAGAGTTTGCAAAGTTTCAGTAAGACTTGCAAAAATATGTTTTTTTTTGGCAGGATCAGTAGCAATTACTTCTTTGCTCATCTTTGCCTTGGACTCTTCTGTGTGTTTGCGTCCTTGCCAATGGCTGTAGTTGCCTGCTTCTGCGGCAGCGCGAATCTTCTTCATACCCTCAGCAGATATCTTGCGCCCTGCGGCTTTGGGCTTGCCTAGCTGCGCGGCGCTAATTTTGGCTTTGGTTTCTGCGCTGCGTTCTTTGCCCGCCCAAGGCGCAACAGTGTTTAGCTTTTTGGTTGCGCTAATTTTTGCCTTTGTTTCTGCGCTGTGCGTCTTGCCTACACGGGGATGGTTGAAGTAGTCAGCAGCATAAAACTCTTTGAGCGTCTGTGAAATTTGGCTCTTCTGCTCTTCTGTAACAGGGCGACCAAAGTTTGGATGGCGTTCTTTTTGAATTCCACGCATCGGCGCCCCTGACCGCAATCCTGTGTTGTAACAGTGCGTTTTACCAACATGACTTACTAGCCACAAATCCTCAGCTTCTTGTAATGATTCCCCGTCTGGAACATTTGCAACTACTTTAAACAAAAACTTTTCCTCGCCATACTTGTTCCATGCCGACTGCAAATGAGCGCAGTGATGAACACCGCGACGCAATTTATTTCGATGAGTTCGGAATCGCTCGCGTTGATTGTTAGTGCTTCCAACGTAAAACTTGTCGTTGATCAAGTTAACAATTTTGTAAATTACCTGTGTCAAAGTCTGCCCCTTATCAGTTACATAGCCAAGTACGTAATGTACACGGCGTGTGCAACAAAGTCAACAGACAAAAGAAAAGGCCCCCGAAGGGGCCTTGAATCTTGCTAAGTGCTTGATTCTATTGGGTTTTATCAGGACGAACCCGGCGACCCAAAAGCGCCCAGAGGATCAGAGACCCCGAAAGAATACCTCTCACGCGCCTTGTAGCGGGTGTTTCCAGTATCGAAATCACCGTCCATTGACGTAGACATCGGGGTCCGCACAAAGTGCTTCAGACCGTTAGGCACATCGGTGGTCAGGAACCAAGCGTTGGTGTCCGTCAGCCAGTGGTTGACGGTATAACCTTCCGGGATGGAACCGTTGTTCTTCAGCGCGTTGATGTCGTTATCGGTCGTGCCGACACGCAGCGACGTTTCCAGCAGTCGGGTTGCGACGAACTGGAGAGCCGGGGGAACA